AAGAGAAACAAGCTTACGACGAGATCATGAGACGTATTGGCCGAAGAAAAGGAAAACGCCACTTCATGATAAGTGCAACCAACCCAGACAGCCCTAGTCACTGGGCTTACAAATACTTTATCGAAGACAAAAAAAGAGATCGCAGGGTTTATTACTCTGTCACTGAAGACAACCCATTTCTTGATCCATTATATATCCAAGGACTTAAACGTGACCTTGATCCTAAAATGGCAAGACGAATGCTATACGGCGAGTGGTTAGAGATAGCTCGAGATGTTGTCTACCATGCTTACTCAAAAGAACTAAACTTCAAGGATCAAGACTACGAGATTAATCCCAACCTACCAATTGACCTATGTTTCGATTTTAATATCGGCGAAGGTAAACCAATGTCTACATGCGTCGGACAAGATGAAGCGGCTAAGGACACGCTTCATATCTTTGACGAGGCCGTGATCCCGGGGACTGATACAGAGATGATGATGCATGAGTGGGCTTCTCGAGGACTGTTCGAACACAAGAACATGTTTAGAATTTACGGTGATGCTACAGGTGCAAGTCGAACTACAAAGTCTAAGCACTCCGATTACGATATCATTAAACAATTCTTAGATAACTACAGAAGACAAGACGGATCGCGCGTTCTTTACATAATGAATGTTCCAAGATCCAACCCGCCGATCAGGACTAGACACAATAGAGTCAACGCATATTGTAAAAATGAGCTAGGCAACTCGAGACTTTTTCTTTATCGTAAATGTAAAGTTGCTGAAAAGGGCATGAGGCTCACAGCTTTAAAGCAAGGTGGTAATTACATTGAGGACGATTCAAAGGAATACCAGCATGTCACTACTGCTCTTGGCTATTATGTTGTTCACGCTTCTAACACTAGGGGCCTAGTAAAAATCTCTATCCAAGGATGATGAATGATCGACTTTAACGACCTAGCTACACGACGACGAGTCATTGAAGACATTAAAACAAACGAGAATAAGAAACGTAAGTACGAATCTTACAAGCAGTTCGAATGCTTTATGGGACGGCTAAGACAGTTCGTGACAGATTATTTACTTAGTCAGTTTACAAAACAGACAGTTTACACGATGCCTATCATCGATTCGATCAACATCTCTTCACGTGTTGTTAACAAGCAGGCAAGTCTTTACAAGACTCCTCCAAAGAGAACATTCACTAATCTAGATCAGGATCAGCAAACAACTATTAACAACTGGTACTTAGAGTACGGTGTTAATTCAAAGCTATTTAAGTCTAATCAGTTCTTTAAACTACAGGATCAGAGCTTCTTAATGCTCGTTCCTGACAGAGAGAAGAACCTTAAATGTCGAGTGGTAATGCCTCACATGATTGACGCTATACCAAGTGATGTAGATCCAGAGATCGCAGACGCTTACATTATCAGCGTTCACGACAAGCAATGGTTTAACCATGGATCTGACGGACGCAACGAAGTCACTGCAGATCAAGACGACTACAAAGCCAACGTCGAAAAGTACTTAGTTTGGACTAAGGAAATTAACTTTCTAATGAACGGTAGGGGCGAGTTCTTAACTGAGATATTCCCGAACCCAATCGGAGAGCTACCATTCATCGATATCGCAGAAGGCAAAGACTACGAGTTCTTTGTTCGAGGAGGCCAAGCCTTAACAGACTTCGCTATTCAATACTGCGGCGCATTGTCTGATCTTGCTCAAGTAGTTAAGATGCAAGGATGGTCGGTTGGTTGGCTTAAGGGTCCAGCTTCATTAATGCCCGAAGAGATTATTGTGGGACCTAATAAGATTCTTAAGCTTACTACTGATCCTAACAACCCAGATGCTACAACTGAGTTCGGTTACTCATCACCAGACGCGGACATTCAAGGGGCTATGAGCTATCTTGAAATGCTCATCTCTAATTTCCTTACGTCTCGAGGCCTTGATTCTAATATCATTTCATCTAAAGGGGACGCACAAAAGTTCTCTTCTGGTGTTGAGAAATTGTTATCAATGATCGACGCCTTTGAAGCATCTAAGCAGGACATGGACATCTATCAAAAAGCAGAACGACAATTCTTTGAACTGTTAAAGAAGTGGAATAACTTATTGATCCAAACTCCTAATAAGATATTTGATTTCTTAATCCCTGAAGACTCAGAGTTAGAGGTTCAATATCATCAACCACAAAATATTCAAACCACTAAAGAGAAGCTTGAAACTATTCAGCTAAGACTCGAGCTAGGTCTGATTGATCAGATCGATGCGATAGCTGCTGACAGGGACATCACAAGAGAGGCTGCAGAACAAGTTTACATAGATATACAGGAGGGTTTAAATGGCCAAGGTCAAGACGTTCAAACTGGACAAACACTCCCAGGTATCAATGACACTCAACCTCAAGGAAATGTTCAAGCAGACGGTAGCCAGTCAATCTCTTAGGGAAAAAATAGGCCAAGATATTATCAAGACCATTCTCGAAAGGACTTCAAAAGGATTTGGAGTCACCGAGGGTGGTAATCAATACAAGTTCGATAAGTACTCAAAGAAATATAAAGAGCTAAAGGGTCAGTCTAATGTCGATCTTGAGCTAATAGGCGAGATGCTTTCAGACATTACAATCTTAGACGACGGCAACGACTATCTAGAGGTCGGGATTTTAGGTCCTACCGTTCCTCGAGCGCACGGTCATATGACTGGTCAAGAGGGCAAGGGACCTTTGCCTCAACGAAGGTTCTTAGACTTAACTAAAAGAGAAATGGATTCAATCGTTAGCAAGTACAAATCAGATGTGGTCTCACAGAAGAAAGTGACTGCTAGGGATATTCTTAACTCAAGAAACACTAACGACAACATTACAGATGAGGACATACGAGCTGCGATTGATTTAATTAACAGCGGTCGAGCCTCACTCATATGATCTGCGGGTTTATGGTCCGTTGCATTTACAACTGCGACGATACTCCAAACCATTGCGTAATGGTGTTTAAGGCTGATGAGACTAAGACTAATTGGAAATTGACAGTAGGATGGTATCTAAAATTAAATGGTGACTATGTAAGAACGTCGCAAATTATTGTTGATAAAAAGATGCTAGGGAAATGGCACTATGACATATCGGGTCCGAACTAACATTCAGGGACTTAAGAACATCAAGGATCGTGTTACGAAAGTATTCGCCGAGGTTCTTAAAGACTCACAGAACGTAAAAGAAATTGGCTCTTCTATAGCAGAAGAACACAAACGATTACTTCGAACAGGAGTAAGCCCTGCTAACAGCTCAAGACTTAAGCCCATAACTAAAGAGACTAAGAAGAAAAGAGAATACCTTTCTAAGTACAACGCGACTCACGAGAAGTACTCTTCAGGAAAATCTAATATAACTTTCACTGGCCAATTGATCGAGGCCATTACTTTTAAATTCATTCAGCCCAACACCTATGAAATCTTTGTCGAGGACTCAAGGCATGAGCCATACAAAGGAAAGAATGGAACAATCAAATCATCTGCGACTAACGCAACCATAGCTAAGGGGCAGAAGGAACAGGGTCGTCCAATGCTCGGTGTTACAGAGAGAATGAGGGCTATTGTTAACAGACTAATGATTAGGAATTTAAGACGATTATTAAGGAATAATAAATAATGTTGCATGGTGCAGCAAAATAAAGGAGTATTTTAATGAGTCAAGAGTCCGGTGGACAATCTACCCAAGCCAGTGGCGCGGAAGAACCAACAACAACTGATGTTAAGAAGGATGTCGTTTCTTACGATACTTACCAGAAGGTTTTGAACGAGCGCAAGAAAGACCAAGAGCGCGCAAAAGCTGCTGAGCTAAAGATCCAAGAATACGAACATAAGAAGCTAGAAGAGGCTGGTAAGTTCCAAGAGGTAATTACCGACCTAAGAAAGCGGGCCGAAGAAAAGGAATCAGCTTACGAGACCGAGAGAAAAGCGAGAATCGCAGACAAGTTGACTGCAATGATTCGCGAAGAGTCTTCAAAGCATGGTGTTATAGATTTCGAAGACATGTTGAAAGTCGGAAATCTAGACAGCATTCAAGCTGATCCCGAGACAGGCAAAGTAGATCCTTCTACAATCAAGCGTTACGTTGAAGACTTAAAAGCTAAGAAATCATATCTGTTCAAGGCGACTACTGTTCAAACTGCAGATGCAACGCCAAACGCAGGTAAGGCTCCTGGAACACTAACGGCAAAAGACTTGTCGTCTATGTCTACCGATGAGCTGATGAAATTAGCACTTAAAGTAAAATAAACAACAAAGCTAACTTTTAAAAGGAGTTAAAAATGGCTGATGTAATTACGGGTAATACCCAGTTAGGTGTAACTAAAGCTGATATCTTAACAGCTCTAGTTCAAAGAGAATTGAAGTTCAACGCTATGCTTTTGCCATGGATCACAGACGTTTCTGCGTTTGCGATTAAAGGTGCAAAGTCTATCAGCTTTCCAAAGTTCGATAGTTTTGTAGTTGCTACTCGTGCAAGTGCTGCAGCAGGTGACGCATCTGTTATCACTGCAACACAAGACAAGCTTGATCTAAACATCAATGCGTATATTGCTTACATCGTTGATCAAATGGATGCAGTTCAATCAACTGTAGACGTTGACAGCTTGTTCGCAGCACGCGCTGGTGCAGCTCACGCTCGTTACGTAGATACTCAAATCATTGCAGCTCTTGAAACAGCAGCAGGATTCGATTTGGGAACTGCACCTTTGACTAAAGATCTAGTCATTGCAATGAGACAGAAACTTAAAGAGAACGAAGCTAACATGAACGATCTTGCATTGTTGGTTAGCCCTGCTCAAGAATCTGAAATGTTGAAAATTGCAGAGTTTACTCGCGCAGACGCTTACGGTTCTTCTAACATCCCAAATGGTGTTATCGGAAAAGTATACGGCGTGCCTGTTCTAGTTCACACTGGCATGACTTCAACTAGCTCAATCATGTTCGAAAAATCAGCTATGGCTGCTGGATTCCAATCAGGCCCTAACTATTCTGAACAAGGAGCTAATCAATACGGTGCATTGTCTAAGCGTGTTGCAATCGACCAATTGTTTGGTTTGAAAGCAATGCAAACTGGCCTACTAGGCGCAGCTGCTGGCAAGTCACCTCTTATTGTTGTTGTAGATAACGACTAGGACTAACCTAGTTGGGACCTACTTCTAATAAAAGTATTCCAAATTTCTTAATCGCTGCAACTCCTCTGGGGTTGCGGCGGTTAATGTTTATGAACAACATCAAGTACGGCATGTTCTTTAAATACTTTGATATTCAATTCGTTAACGGCAGATGGTACGCGTGGTACTTTAACGAGCCGGATTTAAGATCAAAAGATTTAGTAGGAGAGATTAAATGAGTCTCGACCGTAAATCATTACCAGACAGAGAGTATAATAAGTTTGTTGAGAGCCCTTCTCGTCCTGGCGAACCAGCGATTGAGATTGTCGGTAACTTAGTTTCTACTCCTGGACCATTCAGCCCTCCTGCCAATTCAGATCACGTAAGCATTTCCGTAACTGGCGGTGGTTTCATAGTTGAGTACGCATTTAAAGTTGGCGGCATCTCGGGAACAGTTTTAAAGACCGTAGCTCTAGAATATGCCACGGTGCAGTCACCTGATTTGTTAGAGGTGTCACTCGTATGAGTATAACTTTTAATCCGTTCACAGGTAACTTTGACTTTGTTGGAACATCAAGCGGTGGTTCGAGTGCTGATAATTTCAGTTACCACACGATCCCTGCATCTACATTAATCACGATCCCAACTAATCAGCAGATGATTTTAACTGGTGACCTAGACGTTGAAGGTGAATTGATTGTCGATGGGATGCTAGTCATAGATGATTTTGTTGATGAAAATAATTTTTTCCCTCCATACAATATTGCAGTGGGCGAGGTTTATAAAGTTGCCGCGAGAAAACAATTCTTTAGCGCGGTAAGTTTAGAGATCGACGGCGAACTACAGATTGATGGACTTTTATTGATAGGAGCTTAAATGAGTACGGACGGCGCAATCAGAGTTAAAGGTTTATCATTTCCAATCTCTCCAAACCCTCCATCTGGTAAGTTCTACATCGGTGTTGACTCAGGTGATGGGCACTTTAAAAAGCAAGACTCGTCTGGTGCGGTTGTCGATTACGACGCAAGTTCTTCATACACTGATGAGCAGGCTCAAGATGCAGTAGGAAATATCCTAGCTGATACAGCTACAATTGATTTTACTTACAACGATGGAACTCCTCAGATTACAGCAGATGTAAAAGACGGTTCGATCACTGATGTTAAGATTGCAACTGGAATAGATGGAGCAAAGCTTCAGAATCTTTCGGTAACTAATTCTAAAATTAATGATCTCGATGGTGCAAAACTGTTAGCTCTATCAGTTACCGATGCAAAAATAGCAAGTGGTATCGACGGTGCTAAGATCACTAATGCAACTATTACGGATAGCAAGATAGTTGATCTCGACGGCGCTAAGCTTAGTGCTGGATCTGTAACGGATGCAAAACTAGCTTCTGGTATTGACGGCGGTAAGCTTCAAAACTTAAGCGTAACTAACGCAAAGATTAATGATCTAGATGGTTCTAAATTGTCTTCTGCATCGGTAACAGACGCTAAGATAGCCGCTGGTGTTGACGCTGTTAAGATTGGAACAGGCACCGTAAGCAATACAGAGTTTGGTTATCTAGACGGCGTCACTGGCGCTCTTCAGACTCAGATTAATGGTAAGGCCGCAACTGTTCACACGCATGTTTCGACGGACGTTACTGATTTTACAGAGGCTGCGCAAGATGCGGTAGGAAATATTCTAGTAGATACTTCTACGATTGACTTCACATACAACGACGCTGGAAATCAAATCAGTGCTGATGTTAAAGATGCTTCAATTACAGATGTCAAAATTGTAGCAGGAGTAGACGCGGCCAAGATCGGCGGCGGTCTAGTAAGTAATACTGAATTTGGTTATCTAGATGGTGTAAGCTCTGCGATTCAAACTCAATTCTCTGGCAAGGCAAATACTGTTCATACTCACGTTTCAACTGACGTAACAGATTTCAATGAAGCTGCTCAGGATGCAGTCGGTAATATTTTAACTGATACTGCTACCATCGACTTTACTTACAATGACGGCGGCAATGCTATCACTGCTGATCTTAAAGATAACTCTGTAACAGGTGTTAAGATTGTGGCTGCTGCTGTAGATGATTCAAAACTATCTACCGGAATTAACGCTAACAAAATCGGATCTGGATCTGTAGACAACACAGAATTTGGCTACCTTGATGGAGTGACTTCATCTATTCAAGCTCAGATTACTGCTAAGCCTTCGACTGCATATGTCGACGCAGGTGACGCTCTTCGTGCCCTTAAGGCCGGGGACACTTTCACAGGTGCAGTTAATATCAAGGGTGACAACGTCAACACTGGTTATGTTAATTACGAGGCGCAGACTTCAACTCCTGCAACCCCTACAAGTGGTTTCAGAATGTTTGCAAACTCACTAGGTAAGCTTGCATGGAAGGGCACGAATGGATTTATGCGTATCTTTGACGGTACTGCTAATACTGCAGATCGTACTTATGTTTTGCCTGATGCTTCTGTAACTTTAATGGCCGATCCAATGACTACCAACGGTGACTTGATCACTCGTATTGCTAGCGTTGCTGCAAGACTTGGGATTGGATCAACTGGTCAGACTCTTAAAGTATTGTCTGGGTTGCCTTCATGGCAGAATAATGCACAACATCTTTTCGGTGATTCTAATACTAGTAGCACGACCTTAACCGGATCATTCACAGCGACTGGTCCTGGCTACTATAATACTTTAGCAATCAATGGGGCCGGATCATACAACATGGCTGGCTATCCTGTTTTCTGTAGAACATTAGATCTTAGCGGAGCTTCTGCAAATGCTCTTCATAGTAACGGACCAAATGGTGCGTCTTCTACTGCTGGTGCAGGTGGAGCTGCTGGTGGGGCAATAGCTGCTGCATATTTCGGCGGAGCAGGGAATGGATCTGCTGGTGGTGCTGGTGCTACAAATGCTGGTGTCCAAGCGGCTGCACCTGCTGCACAAAATCCATCTAACGGTGGATCTGGCGGAACGGGTCGAGCTGGTGGAACTGCGACTGGAGCGGGTGGAGCATTAAGAACCGGAGCTGCTACATCTAATTCATTTAGGTTTGCAGCGCCTACTATCGCATTCTTAAGGAATGCCAGTTCAATTCTCGGTGGTGGCGGCGGAGCTGGTGGTGGTGGTGGTGGCGGATCGGGCGCATTGACAGGATTCGGCGGTGGAGCCGGAGGTTCAGGTGGTGGGTTTTCTGCAATTTACTGTGAAACTTTAATCACTGATGGATCAACTGCACTCGGTGCAATTTCTTGCAACGGTGGAAATGGTGGAAACTCTGCGACTGCAACAAACGCAAATACATCATCAGGCGGCGGAGGCGGCGGAGGCGGTGGCGGTTATGTTTTCTTGGTTTATGCAAGTAAAACAGGATCTGCAGTTACTGGATTAATACGATGTAACGGCGGCGCGGGTGGTAATTCTGGGAATGGAAATGGTACTGGCGGGGCTGGCAATGCGGGCGACGGCGGTGACTCTGGATATATTTCAGTAATCAATATCAATACTCTAACAGGCACTCACGTTTCAACTTCTGCAGGATCTACCGGAGGCACGGCTTCTGGATCTACCGGAGCTACTGGCGGTAATGGAGCTGTTTCACAAGTTACTCTATAAGGAGCATTTATGATTCGAGATATTAAAAACTACTTAGACGAAGTCATTGGACAAATGGAATTGCCAGACGAGACTACAGAATCAGAGTGGGCTGAAAAGCTTGCTCCTTTCTGCAAATCTCCTAAGAGTACTTTAGAAAAACAAACGGAAGCTATCACTGCTACGATCAGACAACGTCGTGAATATGCTGAGGACCTGATCGAAAGATTTAAACTTAAGAACATTTCTGAGGGCATTAACGGCCTTCAAGCCATGTATATGCACCATAAGATGAGAGCTTTAGGAGTTACATTCTGTGGCGTGCCGATGACTCTTGATCTTTTAAATATGGTTGTAAGCGGCGATATCGAAGTGGCTTGTTTGTCTCTTTTGTATTGTACGCCAGACGACATGACCATGTCTTATCATTGGCTAAATTCTGCTCGAGTTGCTTGGTTGGTTGCTGATATGAAAGCTTATTTGGGGTGGGCATAATGTATTTAACCGCAGCATTGTGTAAGAGAAGAAATCCTTTCATGATTCTCTCATCGATCTTTAGATGGGTTGAAGGCACGACTTACTCACACTGTGCTTGGATACTAGACGACATGGTGTATGAGGCAAATATCCCCAAGGGCAGAAAGATTTCTGTTAAGGAATGGTCTAAGCATTACGAATTAGTTTACACTTATCAGTTTCAAATTACAGATGAGCAGAAGGCACAGGCATTAGAAGTGCTTCAAGGATTTGTTGGAAAGCCTTACAGCTTCTTTCAGCTCTTTGTTATCTTAGCCGAGCTGTGTTCAAGTGCTGCTAAGAACTTCATTCGATACCTTGAGTTCAACGGAGAGTCTCAATACATATGCACCGAGACCATTGCAGTTATTTTAAATAAGATATTCTTAATAGCCATTCCAGAAGACTGTGATCACATCTCACTCAAAGAGACCAGATATTTACTAGACAATACCATGAAACATTGGAACGATTTGGGTTATAGAGCGAATCGGCTCCAGTACTTTTTAAAGGGTGTAAAATGATCTTTGGATTAATCGAATGCGACGCTAAATATCAGATCGGTGAAAAGGTAAGAATCAATTACACGAAGTCTTACAATATCCCTAATGTTGATTTTACAGTTGTGACTATTAAACCATCCGGTTCAGATATTGATTACGTCCCGACATCTCTTGTTGATCGAGAAACATTCTACATGGATTGGATCTATTCAACTGCAGGAACTAAGACAATCACCCTTGCTCTTGATGATGGGTCAGGTCTTGTAGTTACGACAAAAGATATTGAGATCGTATCAGCAGCAACGGACGCTCTTTTCAGCACGGATGCTGATCTGATACCCCATGAGGATGATATCCTTAAGTGGCTACCAGATGGGCGCTCTTCATGGAATTACATGCACAGAAAGTCCCAGGACTTAATCCTTAAAGAACTTTACAAGTCTCGTATCTATGCAGACGACGGGCTGATGTTAACAACTGCAGAAGTGTTGGACGTTAACGAGATTAAAGAATGGTCTATCTTTAAAACTTTAGAGATGATCATGAACTTTACTTCGAACAAACCAGACGATGTCTTTAGACAAAAGGCTATGTACTACGGATCTAAAGAACAAGAATGGATGAACTACGCTTTGAACTCTTTAAAGTTAGACTTTAACAAAGATGGCGAAATAGACGAGTTAGATGAGAAAAGAGATTACAGAACGACGGCGGTATTAAGACGATGATTAGTGAAATCCGTCCGTACTTCACGACTGTCGCTAAGTCCATCGGGTTGAAAGAACATACAGATGCTTTCTTTGATGAGAACATTGCCTCATCTGTGATCGACAAATCATTTCATGTATTACTCGAACAAGGCAACACGACCAAGGTTGACAACAACTTCTTGAGTCTTTCATTTCCTTGTCGATTTAGATTTTGGATTAAGGGATATCAAACGCCAACTGTAGCAGCGACTAAGGCTGAGGAGTTGGTTGAGATATTTATAAAAGCTGCGTGCAAGGCTGATCTAAGGTTGGGTCAAGCTTGTATTAAGAACGTTCTTCCAGGTTCAATCTTGGTTGAAGGTCTAGCAAATGATAACGACAATGTTGCGCAAGCGACGATTAGTTTTACAGTATTAGGAGTTATAGTTTTAAATTAACAGTTTACGTCATAGGAGGACTAAATGAGCTGTGGTGGAGAAAATGTAAAAGTCGAAACGATGGACGTGTATCTTGGCGAAGACCAAGCTCAAGTCCAAAAAGTAACATGCGTTGCCTCAAGTGCATCTGCATCTTTAAACAATAAGTATTTCGCGTTGTATGCGTCTACTGGTGCTAGAGTTCTAGTCCAGATTGACGTAAATAACACAGGCACTCCGGTTGTCTTAGCTGGTTATACAGTGTTGACAGCTGACATTGCTGCGAATCCTGTGACTGCTGAAGACGTTGCAACTGCTGTTCAAGTAGCAGTCGATGCATCACCCTTGTTCACTGCTACCGTAAGCGGTAAGTATGTGACAATCACAGATGTTGCCGTAGGCGCTGCGGTTCCTGCTCATGATTCTCAAGCTGCTAAAACTGGTTTCGCTTTCGAGATCTTAACTCTTGGAGACTTATTCGAGAAGGTTGGTCTTTTAAGTGGTTCAGTTGGTTTAGCTAACTTGGGTCGTGAAGCACTAGACATCATTGCTCATCAATCAGGTGGTACGGTTCTTGGTCAAGTTTTGACTAAGGCTTCTAGCCCTGAGATTTCAATGAGTCTTTTAGAAGTAACTCAACAAAGATACGATAAGATCCTTCGCTACTCTTCTGGTTCTTTCTTGCCTGTATCTGCTGGTTCAACTGCAGTTCTAGGCGGAGGCACTAAAGGCTTATTCCAATCTTTGAAACAAGCTAGATGCGTAATGCATCCAACTCGTTTGGGTCTTGCTGATAAGTCACAAGATTATTGCTTTTGGAAAACAACTATTGACCTTGACTCTTTGGACTTTGATCCAGAGAATTTACAAGTATTACCAGTTGTTCTTAAAGCTCAGAAAGATTGCGACAAGCAAGAATCTGTTAACGTATGGATGTACGGCGACTGGTCTCAAAACATCAACGCCTAGGAGTTTAAATGGATTTTTCGGTTGAAAAGAAACCTGCGCTTAAAGTTTCAATCTATGGTCAAGAGTTTTCTGTCAGCAAGCCTACAGTGGACCAAGTAAAAGAATATAGAGAGAAAATGAAGTCAGAAAATTTCGATGATATCGAGAGTTCAAAAGAGTTTCTTGTAGGTCTAGGGATGTCTTATGATGTCCTTGGATCTATGGAAGCTGAAGACTACTCAGGCCTTATTGAATTTTTAATTAATCCTAAAAAAAAATAGATAGTCACTCCTATGAGATAGCTAAGTTCGCATACTTTTACGGGCTTAGCTTCTCTGAAGTAAAAAATCTACCGCTTGATGAGTTTGTGGAATACTGGGAAATGATTACTGTAATCGAGGCTCAGGAAATGCTTAAACAAATTACTGTTCAAGACTGGAACAACCAAAAGCCTAGAGGCAAAGAGCGCCTACATAAGCAGCTTTACAAAAAAGCCTATCCTGATATCTTTAAAGAAGGAAAAAAAGTAAGTGCCGAAACGCTTGCTAACGCCTTAATGAAGGGTTCTGCTTAATGGCTAATGAAGAATTACAGATAACCATAACCTTAGACAATGGCAGTGTAATTAAGGGCCTAGGGCAAGTTAATAAGGTTGTTGAGCAAACTGGTAAGAATGTTGAGAGTGCATTCTCGTCACCATTTCAGATCAAAGGACTTGCTGATTTAAAAGCTGGATTTGATCTTGCATCTTTAGCAGCGAGAAAACTATTCGATACTTTAGGCCATGGAATTGATGAGGCTATACAGGCAGAAGGTGCAGTTAAAAGATTCAATCTAGCGCTCGCTAACAATGGTTTATATTCAGAACAAACAAGTAAATCTTTTCTTGATTATGCGGACTCATTAGAAAAAACAAGAGCCATAAGCGCAGACGTTATTTTAGAGCAGTCGGCGTTACTGGTTTCTTTAGGGCGGCTGTCTGGACAAGGACTAGAAAGAGCTACGAATGCTTCTCTAGATCTTGCAGCTGGTCTTGGAATAGATACCTCTAGCGCGTTTGAGTTATTAGCTAAGGCTGCAGCAGGAAATACTGCGGCTCTTTCTAGATACGGTATAAAAATAGATGAGACGCTTCCAAAGTCTCAAAGATTTGCTGGCGCACTTGCTATCATCGAACAAAAGTTTGGCGGTCAAGGGGCTCAAGCAGCAGATACGTTTGCAGGATCTTTGGCTAAAGTAGATCTACAATTTAAAAATGTTCTTCAAGCTCTTGGTGAGCTGGTAACAAAATCACCAGCCATAAAAGAAACACTTAACATTGCTGCAATTCTTCTTGGTAACTTTTCAAAAACATTAGAGTCTTTATCTAATCAGGGATTTGTTGATAGTTTTGTTTTAAAATTAGCAGACATAGGTTTGATTATTGCAAAATATATACTTCCCGTTGTAGAAACATTCGTTAAAAACTTTGTTATAGGATTTCAGACTATAGGTCTTTCGTTAAATGTTCTAGCGGTTGGAGTATCTGGTCTTGCAAGTCTTTTAGTTAATAGTTTTGTAGAAGTATTTTCTACTATCGCCACTGGATATGCAGAGATAGTCGGTCTCGTTAATTCTGATCTTGGTAATAAATTAAAATCTGGAATAGCTAACATAGCAAACGGGCTAACAGCTCCTTTGAATAATGAGTTTGAAGCAACCAAAGAAAGAGCTTCTAAGTCTTTCGGAGAGATATCTGCACGGGCAGACACCGCATTCAATGGTGAGTTTTCTGGCAGCGTTGCAATTTGGTTAGAGAATTATAAGTCTCAGATAGAACAAGCCAAGATAGCTCAAGATGGGCTTGGCACTAATTTAAAAAACAATGCGCGAGAGTTTAATAATACTTATGTTGGCATATCCCAAGGATTTCAACAATTTGTTTCTGGTTTTGAAACAGCAGCAACTGATTTTGCAGCTACTGCTAATAAGAATTTCGCTGAAGCAGGAAAAGCAGCTTTTCAAACTTTCGGCCAAGGCGTTGGACAAGCATTTTCTAATGTTGGTAAGGCACTACAAAAAGGCGAAGACGGACTTAAGGCTTTCGGAGATGCTCTCTTACAGACAATTGGACAGATCGCAGTTCAATTAGGAACTACATTTATCCTTCAAGGTTTAGCTTATTTATTTGCGGGCCTACCTAATGGCCCATCTCTTATCGCGGCTGGTGGAGCTTTGGCAGTTGCCGGAGGAGTTCTTGCGGCAAGCGGAGGAGGTTCAGCAAGTGCATCTGGCGCAGGCGGAGGCGGCGTTGCTGCAAGTCCAAGTGGTGGTGGTGTTGCTACTGCTCCTGGGGCTGCGACTGACGTTGTAGACAACAAGCCAGTTGAACCAGTGACTAAAGTAGCTGTTACAATTCAAGGAAATGTTTTTGATACTGCTGAAACTGGACTAAGAATTACACAAATACTTAACGACGCATTTGATCAGCAAGGCGTAGCGGTGAGAACAGCATGATTGAAACTAAGCCTTTATTCTATTTCGGTATTCAGATTACAGAACCTAATTCATGGATTGATTTCCAAGAGTTTGCAGGCCCTGTTAAATCAGTGCAACTTAATCTTGGTAACTACACGCCTAGTACTTTTGCCACAGAACTAGCAAGAGCAATGACAAGCGGTAGCACTCTAGAGTATGTTGCAACTCTTGATCGGGCGACGAGATTAATTACAATCACAACGACCACTAACTTTAGATTCCTTCAAGGAACAGGCCCTCACTCTGGTGACGGTGCTTGGAATGAAATATCTTTCGGTGGGGACACTGGATACGCATTATTCCACACAAATATAAATGCTGTGGGTGATGAGTGGCGTCCTCAGTTCTTGCCTCAAGACTGGGTTGAGTTTGATCACAATGTGTCTTCTGTAGATGGGACCAGAAAAGAATCTACTAATGGAGCGGTTGAGACTGTATCTTTTGGATTAAAGTATATCATGGAAATGAACTTTACTTTTATCACAAACAGATATGTAGACGGTCCTTTTGACAACGACAAAGCTGGTGTAGAAAACGCATTAGCATTTCTTAATTATGCAACGACTAGTGCTGACTTGGAATTCATGCAAGACCGAGATCAGCCAGATAATTTTCAACTATGTATTTTAGAATCAACTCCTGAAAACCAGAACGGCCTAGCCTTTAAGTTAAAAGAACTTTACGGGAAAGGTCTGCCTGGATTCTATGAGACTGGTTTATTAAAGTTTAGGAGAGTTTAAGTGGTAAACAATGGTCAGCCAGTTTCGGCAAATATAGTCAATGCAGCCTTTGCATCGAGAACTGTAGACACATCATTAGCGGGTGTTGTCGATTTAAACAACGTCACTGAGTCAACTGACTTAGTCACTGGTGGAGTTAGAACTCTCGGCGGTGTAGCGATAACTAAGAACTTAAATGTGGGCGGCGCTATCGGCGCACCTACAGGAAACATCGTGGATGTAAATGCCACGACTGTAGACGTAACAACACTAAATGCGACAGACGCTAACGTATCTGATGACTTAGTTGTTTTAGGTGATACCACGGTTCAATTGCTAGATGCAGTTAACGTGAATGCTGATGATCTATTAGTTAACAACGATGGGACGGTGACTGGTGATCTTGGGGTTAATGGCGAATTAACTGTAGGCGGTGATTCAAATCTTGCTGTAGTTAATGCAACGGACATGAATCCAACTGGCAACGTAGTAATCGGCGGTAACTTAACTGTCAATGGAACTACGACGACTGTAAACTCAGCGACTCTTGAGGTTACTGACGCAAATGTTCTAGTTAACAATGGCGGTAATGATACGACTGCACAGGGCGCTGGCCTCACAGTTGAAAGAGCTACAACCAATGGCGCATTAAAATACGACTCAGCTCTAGCATCTAAATGGAAAATAGGAAATGTCGGCTCTGAGAAAGAAGTTATCACAGCGGGCGACGCGCAAGAGCTTACGCTAAAGAGCTTGGTTCAGCCTCAAGTCTTCGAAGAGGGATCGGTCCCATCAACCCCTGCGTCTGGTTACTGGAAAATATATCCTAAGTCTGATGGGTTTTATCAATTAGACGACGTAGGAAATGAAAGTAAAATCGGATCTGGATCGTCTTCTCTTTTGAATGTAGTTTTTAAGTCTGCAAATTATACTCTAGTTTCTGGTAACGACGTTGTAATAGTAGATACGGCTTCAACTCAAACCCTTCCAACTGCTGTAGGATTAACTGGCAAAGTATTCACTATTATTAATAAATCATCGTCACCAGCTAACGTGGTCGTTGCGACTACATCTGCTCAGACAATAGGCGGTAGGGCTTCTGCTGACATAGTTCTCGCATACTTTAATGATTATATAACTGTAGTTTCAGACGGTTCTAACTGGGAAATACTATCAAGAGTTGAAAACGCATTTGCATCGTCTACAACCTTCAGCACTATTAACGGTGCATCTGGATCATATCAAGCAAGCTCAGCTACTCTAGCTCTTGGTGTTGGGACATGGGACATTGAAACATATTTCGGAGTCTATAGCGGGGTCGGTGGGGTAAGCGTATCAGTTAATGACATGTCAGGAATATTTGCAGCAGATGGAGCAAATACGGTAACGGCTCCAACAGCACTGTCTAGTTCAATTGTCTGTGGCGTTACAAGCCTTAATACTGGTTATTCTCTTGTTAACACTACTGACGCCTCTGAAGTAAGTACGCTTTTTAGAACAAGGCTTATAATTACCTCTGGCGTACAGAATGTTTATGCAGTGCCCGTAATTACTTACGCAACTGCAGGTACTGGCAACCAATGGTACTCAAAGCTATTTGCTAGAAGGGTTTAACTAATGACTAAGCCGCTGATAATCAATCGTGAAACAGGCATAAGTCTTGGGATATTAGTCTCGATTGTTAGTGGAATCATTTGGTTAAGCACAGTTAATGCGGACGTTAAAGAGCATTCGACTCAGATCAAAGAACTTAAGGAAGAAAATTCCTTGATAAAAAAAGACATAACAGAAATACTTTTAAACACAAGAGAGTTGAAGGTTCGACTCGAATTAAAAAACAAGGATGGTAAGTGATGTCTCAAGAATTAGAAAAAGCACTAGAAATTTGTAAAGCTGAAGTTGCTCCTGCTGTATTGGAAGCTGCTAAAAAGATCGTTAAAGAAGTTGGACTACCATACTTGAAAGCTCAAGTTGAAGCGTCTGAAAATAAGTTTGACGATGTAGCTTATGCGTTTGCTGAGAAAGCAATCCTTGAAGCTCTAGAGCAGTTAAAGATCTAATGAATTTCTTATTAATGATCGGGGCCAGACTTAGTTCTGGTCTTGCCTCAATACTTAAACTTGTTCTTCCGTACCTGATCGATAAGATCTGGAATAGTTTTGTTGAATATTTCAAGACTATGAAAATGAAAAAAGAACAAGAAAAGGTTAACGCTGATAACGTAAAGCACGACGCTGAGGTCATGAAGAATGGGAGTATCGATGAGATTGCACAGTCTACAGAAGACCTTCTTAATGGTAATAAGCGCCCTTAGTATTATCGGCTGCGCTGGGTTCCCTAAGTACCCAGCCCGTCCTGTCTATCGCCCTTTAATATCTCGTAACGTATGCCTTAAGTTTAACGTCGTTAAGTCTGATACTATTTCATTCTCATGCGAAAAGGGTCCAGACGGTAAGTGTGTGCAATTACCTTTGTCTGAGTGTGACGGGATTATCGGTTACAAAGCTGAAGACGTTCCAATCATGAATGACTGGGGACGTGACGTTATTAAATATGCGGACAAGCATTGTAAGGGTAACTAATGGCTTTAGAATTATCGGCTAGAGCTAGACTCCTTAACGCACAACGAAATATCTCTCCTAATATTATTCTTGAGATCGAAGGCTTGCCTAATCTCTATTCTGCGCTCGACACTTTGGAATATGCCAGGTTTGGAGAGAATCATATTTACTTCGGACAGCCTGGACTTGTGTTTGGTGGTTCTGTAGCAGATGAAACAATCAAGCCCTACATCTCTTTATCTGGCTCAGGATCGACGATTAATCAGCAATTAGAACAAGACAAGGGGTCAAGTCAAAGCGTGTCCTCGCTTAAGATAGAGCTTCTAGATAAGAACGGCGAGATCACTAAGATCATTAGTCCTGGATTTGTGTTAGATGAAATCTTGAGTAAGAAGGCTATAGTTTACTTTAACTATGGTGACGGCCTTCATCCTGAGGATTCTGTTATCATCTTAAAGGGAATAATCTCAGAGGTGTCTAGTAAAGCAGCAACTATTGCCTTTACTATTGCCCATCCTGAGCAGCAGAAGAGACAAAAACTATTCATTAAACAAACCTCTAAGTTGTCAGCGATTGTAAGCCCAGGGGATACAACTGTATCTGTCCTGACTACAAACGGTTTTATCTCATCGAACGATGCCAACCTTAAGTCTTATATCAAGATCAATGATGAAATTATTCAAGCACCTACTAAGTCTAGCACTCAGTTCACAGGATTAACCCGTGGGCAGTTAGGAACTGTAGCGGCCTCTCATGCAATCGGTGACGAGGTATCTACATTCTACTCACTACAAGGAACGGCTATTGAGCTGGCGCTTAAGCTTATGCTCTCTCAACCGTTTGAATACGCCACAACATCGATTAATAACATCGGTGCCAAGGGGCCTACGGACTTAGATCCAAGGGTGATATTCTTTAGCTATCCCAACACTCAAAGAAAATATGGATTAGTTGTTGGCGATAAGGTCAACATCTCTGGATCTCTGATCGGCGGGAATAACATCTCTGGTCTTTTTATCACTGGCTTTGGACAGAACGATCTAGGCTCTTGGGTCTCTGTTAATCAGGACTTAAGTTTAGAGTTTGGCTCACCCGCAACCGTGGCCTTTGTTTCTAAATACGCGACCATGGCCGAAGGTCTTGGGATGTCTATAGATGATGTTGACGTGGCAAGGCATGAGCAGATGGTAGAAAGATTCTCTGCTAACATTCCCGATTACACTTTCTATTTAGAGGACGAGATCGACGGGAAAGAATTCTTATCAAAAGAGATATATTTTCCAGCTAACTTTTATTCATTACCTAGACAAGCATCGGCTTCGGTTGGTCTAACACTACCGCCCATTGCAGATCAAGAGATTAGAATCCTCGATGAGAATACGGTCGTTGATCCAGGAGAGATAAGCCCTACACGTTCAGTGAATCAAGGGTTTTATAATTCAGTAATCTACAAATATGATAAGGCGTTGCTAGAGGATAAGTTTCTAACTGGCAGCGTAACGTTCTCTGCTGACTCTCAGTCTAGATTCAAAGCCATTCGCAACAAGCCTTTGATCATTGAGTCTAAAGGATTGAGACCTTCTAATCAGAACGACGCTATCTTAAGAACTAACTCACAGAGATTATTAGATAGGTATCAGTTTGCAGCTCAGAAAATCAGTGGGCTTAAAACATTATTCAAGACTGGCTATCCTATCGATGTCGGCGACACCGTTGTCTTTGGATCAGCTGCCCTTAAGGTATCAGATATTTTAGAAGGTAATCGAGATACTCAGCCTCAGTTGTATGAGGTCGTGAACAAGTCTTTAAACATTAAAACAGGGGACGTCTCGCTAGATTTATTGTCTACGGGATTTGAAATCGATGGTAGATATGGTGTCATTGCTCCTAGTTCTTATGTTGATACTGGTTCTACAGTTGATTCAATTGTAATAAAGGATTCTTTCTCAACGACATTCCCTAATAAAGAAAAAGATAAATGGTCTTCGAGCATTGGATTAAGGATCGCAGTCCACTCACAAGACTGGTCATTTTATGAAGAGGTCACCCTAACAGGGTTTGAACCTTCAAATGATTATAGAATGTTAGTAAGCCCTAGCCTTTCAATAGCTCCTCCTGCTGATTATATCGTGGACATATCTCAATATCCATCTAGCACAGACGCAAGAGAAGAGGCTATTCACAAGCTCTTGTATGCTCACTTTAATCCTCAGATCGAAATTGTATCAGGGGCCTCGACTACTGTCTTTGACGTAGGCGCTGGTGATGTAGGTAAGATCTTTGTGGGCTCGATTGTCCGCATTCATAACGACGATTTTACTAATGACAGCCCAGAAGTTTTGGTCAACGATATTACTGGAAACACGATAACTGTAGATGGATCATTAGGATTTGTCCCATCAGCAGGAGAGTTCATAGAGCTTATCGGTTTTCCTGATAAAGCTTTGCCTTATCGCGTGTTATAACAAAGGATTGTCATGGTAGATATTGCTCCACAAAGAATTAACATCCAAGAGGCTGAGACAAATTACAAAGCTTCTGTGTCAGAGGCCTTACTCAAAAGAGTCGGCGCATCTACTAATTTCATTAACGATTCTCAATATGTTCGATGGGACTTTAAAGCTAACGGTCCATACAAAACGGGTCCGGGCCTTGACGGTGCTATTATCTTTGAGGCCGATGTCGAGATCAGTGCTGTGTCTATGTATAATTTAATCGCTGGCACTTCAGGAACTACGACAATAGATATTCGTAGATACACGTCCAGTAATACACCTGCTGGCGGTACAAGTATTTTCTCAGTTAAGCCCTCAATAAGTTTTACTGCAGGAAATTACGCTTATGTTTCTTATAACTTTGTAACATCAACTGCTTTAGAAAACCCTTCTGGCACTACGCTACCCGTATTGTCTACAGTGAATTTAAATGCAGGTGACATGTTGGTTTTAAACATCGACGCGGTTCAGGTATTAGCTCAGAACTGTGGACTTTCAATCGGCTTTAGACCTAGATAATTAGGAGGCTACTATCGCAACTTATAGCAATGTCCCAGCAGTTAGTTCAGGGATTAACAACACAGTAACCTCTCCTGGCGGTTCAGGATTCGCAACGGCTCACACAACTCCTGTAGACTCTTATGCTGTCGTCTGGATCAGATGCACAGACATCGGTGGTACTGGCGCTGGTGGTACGGTGACAATCGGTGGGCAGGTTCTATATACTTCTACAGGATCAGGATCACAGTTTTTTGAACAGATCTACATTGGTCCTAACTTTGGACTTAACGCAAATACAGTCACCGGATCTCGAGTAAAGATCGAAGTTCAAGGCGTTCAATTCACTAACGGTTACTAATTATTTAACTGGCCAGCGATATCCTAAGATCATGCTGGCTGGATAACTCTTAATGCACACAGAGTTTGATTGATTACCGCCAAGTAAAGATACAGTTCCATTTTCATTGTGTCCTACATAAAAAGCCACATGTCCGTTCTTTGGACCACGCGTAAGGACTGCGATACATCCTTGTTTCGGAGTTGTCATCTCAGTGCCGTATTTTAAGTAAGACTTAGCCCATGAGCTGTTAGTCGATTTATACCCTGCTTTTTCTAGGCACCAGCATACGAATGAAGAACACCACGGAGTCTCATCATCTGTAGCCATTAATGTCGTGGCCTTCTGGTATTCAAGAACACGCTTAGAATCAACGTCACCAGCAGTCTCTTTCGTGCCCACTTCTTTTAAGGCTATGTCGTACCATGGGATATGGCTGATCGGCGGTACCGATGGTTTAATCTCTGTCTTTGGTTCTTCTTTTGGAAGGGTGTCTAGTTTAACTTGAAGTAATTTAATTAACCATTCGATGAATTGTCTAAGCATTTTTACTCTCCGTTGAGATAGTCATTCTCAAGTTGTACTATAAATTTGGTCAGCTCATCAATACTTATCGACTTCTTATTCTCATACTTGCGCTTAGATCTAATAAACTCATCAAGCTCTGTCCACATGAGATTATATATCGGCCCTTTAACGGCCATTTCATACTCTTCTTTATCCTCAGGGAATGTGAATTCTAGGATGCGTTTCACTCAATACCTCTCAACTCACGAATATTTTTTAATCCAAAATGCTTATCTGTTAAATATTTCCATAGTCTTTTGTTAGAAATGCTTCTTATTGTGTTTTGATGAACACAATAATCTTTTGATATAGATGAAAACGAATGCCCATTTATAATTCTTTTGCATATTTTAATAACTTCGATTTCTTTTAATTTAGACTGTAAGTTTTTTTCTCCATTAAGAACCGTCCCATGAATGTTTTTCATAAGTATATTTTTAGATGCACTTGCCCACTCTAAATTGTTTATATTATTATTTTCTGAATTTCCGTCTATATGCGAACATTGTTGCGAAGAATGGTTTTTTACAATAAAAGACAAAAGTACTAGCCTGTGAACAAGCTGCGTTGATCTTTTGTTTCCTATGGATAGCTGGACGATTTTATAGTTATTATATCCAGATGACTGAGAAAGAATTAAAGGATTTAATCTTTTTTTATTTGCACTGCGATTTATAATAAATAACGACCTAATTCGTCCCTTACTTGAGGCTTCATATTTTCCAAAATACCCTGGTATTTCTTTCCAAATTTCTTTCTCGCTCATGGTTTTAGGGGTGGTCATTTGTGTTTTACTCCGCAATATTGACATCGACCATCTGGAAATTTTCTATAAATACCTAAGTGGCAAGTTAACTTAGAATATTGCCACCCTAAATGTAAAAACCAAAGCGTTCTCCAAAAAGCACGCCATATATTAAACTTAATAATTGATTTAACATTTCTAAATGACATTCTAAGTTTATATCTTTTATTTGTTTCCTGTGCGCAATTAGCTTCGCTCATACCTCACCTCTCTTCTCTGAACACTCTGGAATTTCCAGATAGTTGGTTGTTTCATAAGCACGAGTGAATTCAGTTAAAATAGATTCACGTTTACTCGTTAAAGTTGTGAATTTCACATGCTCAAAGTAATTCATTCTTACTGCTCCAACGGTAAATAGTTTAAATATCTCTTAATAATGCCTAGTAAATGCTAATAATCGTTACTAGTTACTGCTAGGTCAGTAAGTATTGAAGCGATCAGGGGCCGTCTGGAGCTGTCCAGCCTAATATTTAATCCTAGCAAAGGAACCCCATCTCGCATGTTAATCCTCTAATATCTTGCTAAGTTCTTTAAAAACTATGTCACATGCCTCTTTCAAATTCATATCTCTCCTTATTAATTTTGGTAGCAGCGGTGGGACTCGAACCCACAATAACATTAGTTACGGCGGCTTTTGAGGCCGATGAGTATACCATTCCTCCACGCTGCCGATATTATTTATCTAATATCTTGTTAAGTTCTTCTCTCAAGTGCCGCCAGTTAGATCCGCATTTAATCATAGCTATAGTGCTCCTTGATACTCCATATTCAATAGCCATTTCCATTTGTGTTTTATTGTTGTCGTTAATTATTTTAATAACCTGTTCTTCGTTTAATATACTTTTACCGTGACGAGATCCTTTTGCTTTATGTCCGTGCTTAATGGCGTCCAGCTCATTAGATTTCTGAGTATCATATCTTAAATTAGACAACCTGTTGTCCGTCTTTATGCCATTGTTATGGCATATAAACATTCCATTTGGCCGCGGACCAATAAATGTTATCATCATTAAATAGTGAAGCTTTTTAGTAAAACTTATGTTGCCTGCATATAAAGAAAAATGAAAATATCCGTGCCCACCTTTTCCTGGTTTTAGGATAATGATTTTGTTTCTTAGAATAGATGCGACCTCCGCTTGTCGTGAAATAAAGTACCCTTCAAATCCAGGTATAGGATGCCACTTTTTTAGGTCTGGCTTAACATTGTATCTAGCTACGCATAGGGTTGCATTAGAGCGCATTCCCCAAAAAAGATTTTCAATACAATTGTTGTCAGTATCACCATCTATATGTTGACAGCACTCTCCTTGTTTTTTTGATCTAAGAAAATGAT